ACGTATCAGTACAAGTGCGTAGAGCAGTCTATCACAAAAGAAGGTATTTCCCTGTGAGTATTCCAGAGAGAGTTAAGAACAAGATGAAGGAAGAGGGTCTCAAGGGCGTGAACAAGCCTAAGAGGACACCCAAGCATCCAACGAAGTCTCACTGTGTGATGGCATCAGAGGGTGGTAAGTATAAATTCATACGCTTTGGACAGCAAGGTGTATCAGGTGCTGGCAAAAGTCCTAAGACAGCAAAGGACAAGGCACGTAAGAAGTCGTACTATGCAAGGCATGATGCGCAAGGCAAACCGACCACAAAGCTGTCTGCAAAATACTGGTCACATAAAGTTAAATGGTAAGGGATTAACTAATGGCTAAAAATCAAATGACAGGAAGCACGGTAATGAGCCGTGCAGAACGTGCAAAAATTGCAGAGGAGCAGAAACTTCGTGCTGCTATTCGTGCTAAAGCTGCAGCAACAGGTGTGACCGCACCTAAATCTGCTATAGATAACTTTGTAAGCACATATTCTAAAACAAAGGTCGGGCCTATCCAACGGGCTGTCGCAAGGTTTTTTGAAAAAATTGGAAGTACATATAAAGCAAGCAGGGAAGACAAAAAACCTGTTAGGCCACGTACTGCCCCTGATACTGCATCAGAAGCAGGTCGTAAAGGTACACCTAAACGTACAGGCAAGCTACGTACTGCCCCTGACACCTCTTCAGAGAGAGGCCGTGAGGGTACACCTAAACGTACAGGCAAGCCACGCACCGCATCTAATGTAGCATCAGAAGCAGGTCGTAAGGGTACACCTAAGAAGACCGGTGCATCCTCTACTACAATGTCTAAGCCGACACCTCCTCCTGCACGTCCTAAGAAAAATAACAAAACGACAAAGCCTACGCCAAAGCCGAAGCTGTACACTACCATTAGTGTGCAGACAGGTAAGCCAGTAGATAAAAAAGTAACGGCGGCGCAGCATCTTGCTAACCTTGATGCCCGTAAGGCTTTCTTGAAAAGACGTAAGGCTGCGGCAAGTAAAATTTCATCGGCACTTAAAAAAGGAAAGAACTAATGGGATTTCTTGATTTTATAACAGGTAAAGAAATTAAGACGTTTGAACAGGCCCAAGAAGAAGCAATGCGTATTGGGCGTGAGAACGATTTGACTGATGAGCAGACTGCGATTACGCTAAAACGTATCCTTAGAAAAAATAAAATTTCTATGCCTAAAAATACGCAGAAGAAAGCCCGTGGTGGTATGGCAAAGAAAGCACAGATGATGCGCGGTGGTATGGCTAACGGTAAGCAACACATGTATGCTGCTGGCGGTAGTGTAACGGAGAACCCCGGCCTCAAAGCGTTGAAAGCTAGTGGGCCAAAGGGTACGAAAGCCTACAACAAGATTATGGGCAAGTAATGCCTAACAGTCCCGGCTACAAGCGTAACTACAAAAAAGAGTACGCAAACTACCACGGTAAGCCAGCGCAGATTAAACGGCGTAATGCACGTAATGCTGCACGTAATAAGCTGAAGAAAGCTGGCGTATCTGTGGCGGGTAAAGATGTAGCACACCGTAACGGCAATCCTCGTGACAATCGTCGTGCTAACCTTGCCGTAAAGCCAGCATCTAAGAATAGGTCTTATGCTCGTACACGAACAGCAGGTAAACGAAACCCCCGTGCATAAGATTGAGCAGGACATTCGTAACTGGTCAAACAACTTTCTTGAAGTACCTAATGAGAAACTAAATGGCCTACCTCCCTGCCCTTACGCAAAACAGGCGTGGGCAGATAACAAGGTAACATTCAGTATCAACACAGGACTGGATGGGCTGGTAGAGTCTGTACGTGACTTTGACACACACGACTACGACATTGTAGTGTGGGCCAGCGAAATGTTACCGGACATGGAATACCTAGATGGTTTCTGTGACGGCATGAACGAGATGTTATCTGTATTGGGTAAAGACATGCACCTGATGCAGTTTCATCCAGAGTACAGTGCAGAAGAAGCTGGGCTAGACTTTTTACTACAAGAGGGGGTCAGTGACCCTGACTTAGAATACTGCATGGTATTTGTGCAGAGGCTCTCAGTGTTGGACGATGCCGCATTGAGTTTAGAAAAGAGTGGATACTACTTGAAGTTTCCGGTAGAGACATTCCACTCTCTTGTTATTGACAGACGGAGATTACGAAATGGTAATGAAGAAAAAGATGCGGGGCGGCGGCATGATGAAGACAGCGGCTAAAAAGAAAATGATGCGTGGCGGTGTAGCCAAGAAGAAGATGATGCGTGGCGGCATGGCGGCTAAGAAGAAGAAGTAATGTCTATTTACCGTGACAGTTATACCACAGACACAGAAGCTGTTACTATTACTGCAACATCTGGTGGTGCAAGTGCGACTAATATATACACTTGCCCACCTAACCATGATGCGACAATAGACTTTCTGCATATCAGTAATGGCAACACTTCTACTCAGAATGTGACTGTGCAGTGGTATCATGCGGATACAAATACGTATCACCATATCGTAAACGACAAAGCTATTGCGGGTAAAGATGTATATAATATTATAACTTCAGATAGACTACATTTACATGCTGGTGATAAGATTGGNNGACTAGAACGGTTAGCCTTTCGCAAGGCGGTGCGCCTAAGAGCAAATCAAGAGTTAATGAAGCTGGCAACTATACTAAGCCCGGAATGAGAAAGCAACAGTTTAACCGCATCAAAGCTGGCGGTAAAGGTGGCGCACCCGGTCAGTGGTCAGCACGTAAGGCGCAGATGCTTGCGTCAGCCTACAAGAAAGCAGGGGGCGGTTACAAATGACATGGAACACGTATTTCTGCTTCTTGTCTATTTAGGCACAGGAGAGTTTCGCAACTTAATCAGTGGCGACATGCACTTTCGTAGTATTAACGAGTGCAATTATTTTGCAGAAAAGTCAGCAAAGAGGTATGGTAATTATCAGTACAGCGCATACTTAGACCCAAAAGACAGAGTAACAGCTTATTGTGTACCTAAATACGTTAACCCCGACAACGTAAGGATATATTGAGATGGACCCCATCAGCGCAATGGCGACTGCTTCTGCAGCGTTTGGTGCGATTAAAAAAGGTTTTGCAGTAGGCCGTGACATCGAACAGATGGCAGGAGACTTGTCACGTTGGATGGGTGCCATGTCTGACTTGGAACAGGCTGAGAAAGAAGCAAAGAACCCGCCTATATTTAAGAAGCTGTTTGCTGGACAATCTGTAGAGCAAGAAGCTATAGCTGCATTTGCCAACAAAGAAAAAGCAAAGCAACAAAGATACGAACTACAGCAGTGGATAAGCCTGACTATGGGTAAGTCTAAGTGGGATTCACTGGTGGCAATGGAAGGCCAGATACGTAAGCAGCGTAAAGAAACNNNNGTGTAAGTATGACCCTAACGAAACCAAGCCACCAAGCATCCAAGAAACATTCAAGCAGATTAGAAAGTCACAGGAAAAATAATGGCAATTGCAAAGTCACAACAGAGCCTGAAAAACTGGACAAAGCAGAAGTGGCGCACAAAGTCAGGTAAGCCATCTGCCAAGACAGGTGAAAGGTATTTGCCTGAAAAAGCAATAAAGTCCTTGACAAGTGCAGAGTATGCTGCTACAACTAAGGCTAAGAGAGAAGGATCACGTAAGGGGAAACAATTTGTACGCCAGCCTAAATCTATTGCAAAAAAGACTGCAAGATTTCGCAGAGGCGGGTAAAGACCCACGCACGTTTCGTTTGGCTGATATGGAGCCGGATATAGAAACCCGTGTACTCTTAATCAAGAAAAAGCTACAGGAACTAAAGGATGTTAAACTTATTGATAGGGCCAGTTGCTGAACTGGCAGGGACGTGGTTAAATGGAAAAGTTGAAAAGACTAAAGCAGAAACTGGTGCAAAAGTTGCACGGGCTAAAGCTGAAGCTACAATCATGGAAAAGAAAGCTACTGGCGAACTTGACTGGGATTTGGAAATGGCTAAAGGAAGTAAGTCTTCGTGGAAAGACGAGTGGCTTACTATTCTGTTCAGTATACCTCTCATTCTTGCGTTCATTCCGGGTATGGAAGAAGTAGTGGCAAATGGATTTGCCCAACTCCAAGCAATGCCTTCATGGTATCAGTATAGCCTTGGTGTTATCGTTGCTGCCAGCTTTGGTGTTCGCAGTGCTACTAGGTTATTTGGAAAAGGGTAGTCCTATTGCAGATGTGGAATATGCACGACAGAACTACCGAAGAACAAGCGAGGATTAATCGTGGCAGAAGTAACAATGGAAAGACTACTCAAGTGGAAGATACTACCCCGCTTGATGATGATTATGATGTCCTTATCCGCTTGGCGGGTAGTGGAGTGGTTTATGACATTGCCAGACCCTACCAACGCACAGGCGGGTCTAGTGAGTGTAGTCACGGGGGCCATGACAGGTGCATTTGCGGTATGGATGGGGCATGAGAAATGAAATATAACGCTGAGAACTTTGTAAACAAACTTATAGCACACGAAGGTCTGCGCCTTCAAGTGTACAAAGATACGCTTGGTATTGATACGATTGGTATCGGACGCAACCTAGAGGACCGTGGTATCACAAAGGAAGAACTGGACTGGATGGACATTCCTAGCATGGATGCTGTCTACGAGTACGGTATTACTGAAGCTGATGCTATGTACCTCGCAAAGAATGACGTACAGATAGTCGAAGAGGAACTTGTTCGTGCGCACCCTTGCGTGGAGGAGTTAGACGCTGTACGTCAACTTGTACTGATGGACATGGCATTTAATATGGGTGTACCTCGTCTCCGAAAATTTCAAAAAATGTGGAATGCTATTCACGAAGGAAAGTTTGACATAGCGGCGAAAGAAATGCTTGACAGCAGGTGGGCA